CCAAACTGGAAAAGCTGACTGCTCCTGTAGGCGCTAAAGCTCTGAAAGCGAATCGTAAACCTTCCGCAGTTATTGTGACCAAGGGCTGATTATATCATAAGGGGCTTGCTTTGTCAAGCCCCCTCTAAGGACTAGAATGAACCTAGAACAATTCGAGGATGACCCTGCTCTCCTAATCGATGCCTGCGTGGAGCAGATCCAGACCGATGTAGCCATGGGTTACCTGCTATCCATCGAGGACCTGCTGGTACACTGCTCAGAGGATGTCATGCTGATGTACCTGCTGGGTCGCCCGCATCCAAATCGCAACTCTAGTTTGTGACAGGACCACTGGACTCTGGTATAATGGCACCCATCACAACGCAACAAAGGAAGCAAAATGTTCAAACCACAAACCGCCGCTAGCAAAGTCCGTACCCTCCGTATGCAAAACCTCCTGCGGGACTTCGGTGATGCTTCGGTGAAAAAGCATAAGACCTACGCCTTCTCGGCAGGTTACATGGAGAGCACGGTCCTGTCCATGTTCGCCGAGATGACCAAGGCACAACAAGAGCACTGGCTTGAATGCTTCCAAGGTCGCACCTCTGACGCTATCAAAGCTTTGGAGGCATAACATGGACAAGGCCAGTGCAAGCGACCTGGAGAAGGTCCTGACCGGCATGGCATTCTGTGCCGTGTATATTCTGGTCATGGTCGTGGTAGTAATGGATACAATTTATTGGAGGGTTGGATAATGGATTGGTTGGATATGGTTAATATTTTGATGGGTTATGATATGGCTCGGAGAATCGGGCTCGCTCTGGATTGCTCTGTGACTGGCAAGATAAAGCACAAGGCTAATCAGGCAGTATAACACAGGTGGGGCTGGGTGTCAAGCCCCAGCACTGTTTGGAAACACAGTGGCTGGCAGGGGCTGGCAGCAGTGCCGGCGACAGGCTATGGCGGTATGGCGGTGCGTGCTATAAAAAAGTTCTCCATGGCGAAACTCTTTTCTTCTCAAATTTATTTTCTGGCCCCGCCTTGGGTTTTTCTATTTTTCTTCCGCAGATAATCCTTTTTAAATTCTATGAAGGATTTTTTAAATTCTAGGCTCGGATCTTCTTCCTTTGCTTTTCGCCAGGCTTCGTTGACATTTCGTGTCAAGGCATTCTTCATATAAGAAGCCGCTGATAAATCCTTAGAAACATTATTATCTGTCTGGCCAATACTCTTTTTCACTATTTTCTCCTCCTAATTTTTTTTCAGGAGGCCGCAGAGTCTATTTGTTTTTTTATCCACTCTATGGCTTCTTCGAGCGCCTTCGTTCTTTGTTCCAAATTTGGGCCTGGATAACTATACTGAGAAACCGCTGTGGTATTAATTGCACTACCAATTGTACTAACGGTACCACCATTACTTATTGGCATCATAGTATTGGATATCATAGTACCAACGGCAGTTGCACCGACAGTTGTATTGACGCTTACAACACCCTTTAAGTTATCTACGTTGTTCATCCTACCCTTAATGGCTTTTATGCACCATTCTATCTCATCGATATCGATTCTGTTCTTATAGGACCCAATATAGTATCCTTCTACTTCATCCAGGCCTTTAAGTTGCCATGCATTACCAACATAGACGTACTCGGGAAAATATCCTTCTAATTCTCCACCATATTCAGTCCACTCAACAAGTTTCTTTGCTCTGTAGGCTTCAAACTCTTGGACATTGCCCGCCACTATAAAAATTTTCTTTTTGGTGGTCATTTGGTTTCTAATCTTTTTGCAATCAAAGTACGAATAGCATTATATGTTTCTCGACGTTCAGAGTTGGTTAATCCACCTCTAACTCCAGTGCCCAATGCATCACGGCATTCTATAATGAATTCCTCATCTTGGTTAAAGTTTGCTTTGATTACTTGATGTATACACCAAACTGCTGCTCCAACAAGAGTGAACAAAACAATCATCGCCTCAGCAAATTTCATACCAAAGTACCATAATGCTACGTTGGATGCATCACCTGAAATCTGTCGGAACAACTCAATAACCAATTTCAATTCTTCAATATTCATTTCTTTTTCCTCTTAGGTGGAGGTTCAACAGTCTCCTGGAACCTTGCAATCCATTCTTCATGGTCTTTGTTGTTTCTGTTAAATGTTTCTTCGTCAATCTCAACATCATTCCAAAAATGTCGGTAACCTTCGGTACTCAGGACTTCTACGACAAACGGTTCAGGCTTCTTGCTTCTGGTCGCCATTATTCATTCTCTGCATTTCTCGGAGCCTCAGTTCTTCTTCAATGAGAAAGGCTTTATCATCATACTCCATATGCTTGATTTGGTGTTCAATAGACAATGTAGTATAATAACTTAGGTTGCATTGCAATGCTGCATCAGACAGCCGTTCAATAGGTTCAGTAATCATATAAAGTTTTTCCATAATAAATTCATTTATTCACAAGCTTCAATACTTGTACCATGTCCGAAGGAACAACAAATGCTCGAGCAAAATAATGTAAACCATAAACATCTCTTTTCTTGGTGAAAGAAATATACTTAGACTTCAATAATTCCTCGGCAATCATATTTGCCAAGCGTTCTTTCATACCCACTTCTACGTTTGCAATATTCAAAGTAAGTTCTTGAGCCTCTGTTAACGTAATCTTAGCATTTAACATTTCACCTTTGATTACATGTTGAGTTTCACTCAATGTATCATTCAAACTTTGGTTATACTCATCCCAAAGATTTTTATGCCAAGATTGTGTGATAGCCATTTATTCCTCAAAAATCAAAACTACATCATTCTCTGAAAGAATATAGAAAGTGTTTCCTTCAACAACAGTCTTAACTGCTGCGTTCCAGTTGGGTAGTATAACATCACCAACAGAAATGTCAAGCACTTCTGAACCAACAAAGATAACTTTACCGCGGTTAACTTCATCACGGTCAGTCCTTGTTAGAATAATACCACCTGATGATACTTTTTCTTTTTCAATAATTTCTACCACTAATTTATTTTTCAAAGGCTTTAGCATAATTTTCTTTCTATATTTTTAACATTTCTTCGTAAGTATAATTACGTTCCATGTAAGTTGAGGGATTCGTTAAATAATTTTCTATCAGGTCACCATCCCTCTTAGGAGAATGATTCACTTTGAAATCTACACCGTTGACTTTCTTAAAAATGTCAACAATCTCTTGGACTGTCCGAGTATCACCATAGGCTAGGTTCTCAATAGACCTACTTGGTTTATCTATAGCTTTAATGAGTGCTCTGCAAATATCGTTCACATGGACATACTCACGGATAGCAGTACCATCCTTGGTCGGATAATCCGTTCCATAAAGTGTGAATGCCCTAGTTTGTATAGCGTTAGTCAGATTGTAGAACAGACCATCTGGATTCGTTGCAGGATATCCTCCAGAACCAGTTACATTATAGAATCGAAATATAGTGTAATCTTTTTCTCCCATATATTCTCTAATGATATGCTCAGCCATCAATTTGGTATAAGCATAAGGACTTGTTGGATTACTTGCAGCACCGGTAGATGCGAAAATGAAGTTTTTATATTCCAAATTCTCCAGTAAATTGATTGTACCATTGACATTTGTTTGACAATAATCATAAGGTTTCTGAACAGACTCTCCTACACGGACAAGTGCAGCAAGATGAATCACAGCATCAAAGAACACATAGAAGAAGTTCTTATGAATGTCTTTAGGATTACGAATATCTACACTGTTGAGCCATACAGGATCAGAATAGTCTAATCGATATATTTCAATATCAGGACGGGTCTCGGTTAGCATCTTATATAAATGCTTACCGATGTACCCGTTTGAACCAGTAATTAATACTCTCATTCTGAAAGGAATGTAGGTCGGCCATTACCGACAAAAGAATCGGCCAATTTCTCAGCTTCTTCTTTCACATAACTCCGAGTGGAGTGTGTGAACATATCATTCATATAAAAAGCAATGGTGTATACACCCATTGCATCCTTGCGGACTTCACTTTTCTTATTGTCTACTTGTGCAGTATAACATAAATCAAACATATAAACCCCTTAAGCAATTAAATCGATAAACCGGTTCAAAACAACACGGCTACTTTTCCGTGAAGAACTGAACTGCTTAAATTGAGAAGCAATCTTTTTCAACGAAGCAGATTCGTCTACTTCAAATTCAGAATCATCATCAGTATCTAGGCCTTCGGAACGGAGTAAATAATACTCATCAAAACCACCGTTGGTGATAACCTGAAACTTGTTCGAACGAAACTCCTTCTTCATTTTTTCTACACTAACAGTATCAAGGTCTGGCATATATTTCGATGCAACATAACTAATTTGGCGACCTGGAAGAATATAGAAACCGATGATATTACAACCTGTACGAACTTTCAGGAGTTTAATATAAGCTGAAGTCAGTTCATTGTCCGTCATAGTCGAAAGCATCACTTCATATTTTGTAATCGGATCGCGAATAACCAATCTTTGATTTTTACTACTATAACCTTGAGCTGACCAAAGATAACGGCCTGTACCATCAGCAATAGAAGTCCATTTGTTTCCTTCACCATCAGTCAAGAATACAGTATTAACAATTTGCAGTCGGTTATCCTTTTTGAATCTTGGAACAATTTTCATTGCAGCAACAATAGATTCATTCAGAGGAGTTCCACCAAGTTTAAACCATTCAGGCATTGTCCAACGACCGTGTGTTTCATATCTCAAAAGAGCACCCGCAGCTTTGATAAATTGTACTGCACTCATTTTGTTTGAAAGCAGATTCAATAATCTAAAATCAGAAAGACACATATCACCGCGTTTTAGGTTATTTCGATAAACATAACTGTTATCAGTATCGTCATATTCGGTACTGAATGCATATACTTCATAAGGAATATTAATCTTCTTGCAAAACATTACAAGGTTCAATAATTGTTTTACGGTGTTTCCAATGTTATCAGCCATAGAACCAGACCAATCAATGAACATAACCAGACCGTGTGATTTACCACCAGGTACAACAGTAATCTTCTTGAAAACATCTTCACTAAACTGGTAAGAAAAAATCTTACTCATGTTCAATTCACCAGTTTTGGAAATGCTAGCACGTTTCATTTGGTCAGCATTCTTACGCAGCTCAAATTCTTTCACAAGATAAGAAACCACTTTCTTAGAATCTTCACGGAATTTAAGAAATTCTTCTTTATCTTTTACTAAGAAATCTCTCCATTCGGATTTAGGTCCACCCAATTCTTTATACTTAGATGTAACATCATTCTCATAACGAGACCAAACTATACTGTGGTTCACAATAATTTTATCAATGTTCAAATCTGGAACATTACCGTAACCGTATTCAAGTGGGCTGGAAGAAAACATCCGTCTTTCATTTTTACGATAAGCTTCATCTGTTTCAGAAACAGGTTCTTCGACTTGTTTTGATTTACGGCCACCGACACCACCACCTTCGTTTTTACCAGAGTTTTCACTTACACCTTCTTCTTGTGAATCACCGGGAGAAGAATTTTTGTTTCCTTCTTCACCACCCAAGCCTTCATCTTGTGCTTTATCTTTTTTGCTATCTTCTTCTGGTTGCTCATCAAGAATTTCTCTAAGCATTTCATCCATTTCTTCGTCGGACAATTCGACATCATCTTCACTAGTTTCAGGTTCAGGATTTTCTTCTTCTTGGCTTTTCATGTAATCTGAAACTTTTTTGTAAACTTCGATTACATCATCATAGGTTTGTGTACTTTCAATTGCGTTCAGGAGTTCAGTTTCAACATCATCGAATTTAATACCAGTTGATGCACCACCTTTGCAATAAAGATTGATACGGTCAATGAAATTCAGTTCATTTAGGTCTTTGCCTGCGGTGCCAAAGAAATCTTGGTCAACCAGTTCTTTGTAAGCACGAATAAATGACTGGCGAATGCCGGGATATTTGTTTTTGATTTTGCGTTCAATACGAGAATCTTCCAGTACATTCATAACACTCATGGAGTATTTTAGGTCATAAGCCTTTTTCATACCATCTTCTGGTGTATAAAGTGCATGACCGACTTCGTGACCCATGAAAAGGTCGTACAGGTAAGATGAGATTCCGTTTTCCAGAATAGGAATGGTTAGAATACGATTTTGAACATCAAAGGATGCTGTTTGGACCTTGCGTTGTTCGATGTGAAGGTTCTCGGTTGCCATAAGTTTGGCTAGAATTGACTTGGATTCGATTAGTTCCATGGTATTTCCTAAAGATAATGTATGTATTATACACTATTTTCGTTATTTGTCAAGCTCTCAGTAATATTTAAGATGCCAAATCCAATTACTTCTGTAATAATTAGTGTTCCTTGCTCACTAACCTCCAAATGTAGTGTTGTTCCTTCTTTCCAACCCATTTTTTCGATTAGTTCAGGTGGAAAAGTCAAAATTCCATCGCCGGATCCGTCTTCGGCGTCTTGAATATATGAAATCCAAGTGTTTTCAGTTGGTATATTGTCGTAGTCGCTCATAATTTTCTTGATCCTGTTCAAATTGTGTCATAACAGCCCATCGGCGAACTGCTTGATTGAGCTCGTTGAGTGATTCCGCACTAAATTTTGGTTTTTTATTGTCAATTTCTGTATTTTCTGTCATTTTTATTGCTCTCCGAGAAGAATTCGTGACAGTTTCTGCGGATGTTTAACTTTCCGGTCGTGCTCTGACACAATTTTGTGCTTTTGCACGGGTTTTATGGGAGTCCGGCAGTGCGGACGTGCTAGTTTTAGTGTAAAATTGATTTTTTTCATGTTAACGCCTCATACTTGAAATGTCTTTTGCTTGTTCATCAGTAAAAACAGGTACGGCATTTGATTTATGCATTGTTGCAATGCCTTTTACCATAGAACCAGTGTAAATTTTAGCTGGAGCTTTCGTTGCATCGCCTGGTCCCGTATCTAAAGACTTAAATTTAGCCGTTTCACGAACATAAACACTGGTGACAACAGGAGTTTTGACTTCCATTGTTTTTGAGTATTTACTCAATGACTTAGGCTTCATAGCTTCAATGGATTTGAGCCATTCATCATACTGTGCCTGTTGATTCTTAGGCACTTTGCGTTTCTTAGATTTTGGAACTTTACAGTGGATAAACATAATATATTTCCGTACAAGATTCACATTATACAGAACTTTCAAGTATTTGTCAAGTTCTTTGTTGCTTTAATACAACAATTAACGTCTAAATTTCATTTTATCGACACCCCAGTCGGTTTCATACTTATCAAACTGGGATTGCCTAGTGAAACTCTTTTGTTTGTCTCGCTTTTTGCGCTTATCATATTGATTTCTTTCAAAACCATAATCATCGTTGTAGTTTCTATCTTTGCGAAACTTCTCTACATCTTTTGACACCTAAAACTCCTATAGTTATGGCAACATTGCCGGGAAAGCCTCTTTAACGAACTTGTAATTAAGTCCTTTTACACCAAAATCTTTTCTGAAAATACCCATTACAACTTCTGCTTCGCGGGGTTCCAAATTCTGCAAAAACTCGACTAGAAGCTGTTCACGCTTTTTATCTGTTAGTTTATCAGCTGTTTCGTTACCTTTTTGAAACATATAAAGTTTCCGCATTTCAGTCGAAAGACTTGAGTAACCCATTCCTGCTGGTACATCTTTTACAACATATCCATTTGGCATATCATTAAAATACCATTGCGGTCCTGGATGAAATCCTAAATGTAACACTTCAGTTAATACTTTGGACAGATTTTTTCCAATTACTTCCATTCGTTGTTGCTTGGTTACAGCAAGTTCAAATTGGTCAAATATTTCATATACATTTTTCATTAAAAGTCCTCAATTACTTCCATTAAATTTTTCAGTTTATACTGAATAAAATAGTTAAACATCTTTTGCTTAGATGCGGGTTTAGATTCATCATAAGTATTTATGATTTTCTCTTTGATTTCAACAGGAATACAAGTAAGGTCAATTAAGGTCTTATTGCGTGAGAACCCCGTTAAAGCATTACTGTCAATCAAGTCACTGGTTTGAACCATATCTTCTTTTAACAGTTTATTCAATTTATCTTCTGAAATACTCTTTTGCCGAATACCACGAACAAAACAGTCTGAGGATGAAAAGATGTTTGGAATGCCATCACCTTTATCACCGCGAATGATTTTCTCTTTCAACTCAATCAACGGGTTTTGTGATTTGATGAATTTCTTTTGTGATGGATTGTATTGTTTAATATTTGGTCCGTATTGTTGCAATTGGAGAAAATCTCCGTCACTGGACAAAATCAATACTTTTTGGTGTGCTGCATATCTTGGTGCAAGTGTACCAATAATGTCATCAGCTTCTGCTCCATCAACATCAATAACTTTGTAGGGAAAGTTTTCTTTCAATTCTTGTTTGAGCTTGGTTAACAATTCGAAAATCAGATGCCAATCTAGTGCAGACTTTTCACGGGTTGCTTTACGGCCCGCCTTGTAGAATGGAAAGAACTCCTTACGCCAATACTTGCGGTTGTCACAACAGAGTACAACTTCTCCGTATTCGTTACGGAAAGTCTTTAGGTGCATCCTAAGGATATTCAAGACCAAGTGTCGAATTAAGTCTTCTTCTAACTTAATTCCTTTTTGGTTTGATAATTGTGCCATTAGTCCGGCTAAAAGAACCTGGTTCAGGTCAACGAGAATCATTATAAATCCATAAGTTATAAAACTACACTATATCACGTTTCTTGAAATTTGTCAAATATTCCATCCATAAGTTTACCAGATGTTGTTGTTTTTTTACAAATTACACCATAAAAATCCAAAGGAATCAACATTGACATATATTCCAATGGTGCACCGAGTATTGCATCAAATCTTTCCAATTTATCAATATCTCCATCATCGGTTTCTCTGAATAATATAACATCATAACAATCACCTAAAACGCTACCATTTAATTTTTCACCAGCTTCTTTTAATTCATTAACTTCAATGTGTAAAGAATCTTCTTCTTCACCGGGTAAAAACATAAATGTATGAAAATTTGCCTTATCAAATTTCTTTAAGTAGTCTAGCATTATAATCCTTAATATGTGATTTTCTTACTCTAACCATAATCCAGCTATTGTAATATTCATCACTCTCCATAACCTTGTGTGCAAATTGTTCTTTTGCTTCAACATAACTACATTCACCTTTTGATTTACATAAATGTAGTATTTCTCTTTTGAATTTATCTTTTCCATAGAGCTCAACATCTTTTTGTAATTCTTCACTACTACCATAGTAAGTTGGCCAGTCACTGGCCACTTTATATTTTTTTCTTTTACCTTTTACTTGTTTTGTTTTGGAGAAATAGAAAAGTTTCTTACCAATGTATTTTCTATTTGTTTCTAGGTTTGTTATCATGTAAACAAACCCGTAACTATCTCCAATCAAATCTTCTGCAAAGTCTGAGTCTTTATATAACCAGTTTATTCCCATTTTAAGTCATCTTCATCTAAGTCATCATCCTCTATATATTCTTCGGATAATTCCTCGATGGGTTCGCCACAAAATGGACAAAACTCTGGCATTTCTTGTGAGGTTAGTTCTTCATAAAACTCAACTTCGTATGTTGATTCACAACTTAGACATTCTCCCGATACTATCTTGTTTTTCATTTTTATCTCCCATTTTTGTTATTAGTTTGCCCACACATCACCCCAATCTCCAGACAAAGCACCTTTTGCATAATCGGTTGCTCTGTTCTCAAAAAAGTTTGTATGTGTTGGAGCATTAATCATTTCTTCAACCCATGATAGTGGGTTTTTCTTAACTTTAAAGATACCTTTTAAACTCAAAGAAATCAATCTACGGTCAGCAATGTAACGGATATACTTTTTAACTTCTTCCGATGTAAGGCCTTCCATAGCACCCATATTGAAAGCTAAATCAATAAACTTATCTTCAAGTTCTACCATCTTTTCAGCGATAGTATAAATGCGAGATTTCAGTTCATCATTCCAGATTTCTGGATTCTCACCTATGTATGTTCTAAACAATTTAATCATATTCTCAGCATGTTGTGTTTCATCAACGATTGACCAAGTAACAATTTGACCCATGCCTTTCATTTTACCATGTCGTGGGAAATTCAACAACATGATGAACGATGAAAACAACTGCATACCTTCGGTAAATGCAGAGAACACAGCAATGTGTGTTGCAGTGTTTTGTTTAGTTGTATTCTGTTTAGATATGTCGATTACATAATCATGTTTCTCACGCATTTCAGCATACTCAGAGAATTCATTGTATGTTGTTTCTGGTAGACCAAGAGTTTCAATCAAGTGTGAGTAAGCAGCAACGTGTAAAGCTTCGCGGGCAGCAAATCCCAACAACATCATACGCATTTCAGGTTGCGGAAAATAAGGTAAGTAGTTGTTTACATAACCACCAGCAACATCAATATCTCCTTGAGTGAAGAACCTGAAGATGTGTGTTAAGAATTGTTTTTCTTCGGTTGTTAACTTGTTCTTCCAATCTTTAACATCTTCCGACATTGGAACTTCTGTATGCAACCAATGTGATTGTTCATGTTTCAACCATGCATCATAAGCCCATGCATAATTGAAAGGTTTAAAATATGTGCGTTCTTGTGTAACATCTTGTTTTGTTTTTTTAATCATTTTTTTCTTTCTTTAATTCCAGTATTTTGAGTGATTTATATTGTCCCAGTATTCTTTATTATTTCTATTCCAAAAATTCTTGATTAGATACCAAGCCATACCAAAGTAACCCATTTTTTGAAACCTTCTACTATCTTGGCCAACATAATGATTGACTAATTTAAACTTCTTTGTATCATACATCTTTGACAAGAAAAAGTCTTCACTTGTTCCATACTTCTCAGCAAAGCCACCATATTCCTCAAATTTATCCCGGCGTGTAAGCATGAATGCACCAACAGCGAATGGCACTTTATACTTCATAATATTGTTTACAAAATTGAATAACATAAATCCAATCTGTGCTGTTTTGCTATTATCGTAACATTTTATATGTAGACCAACAAGGTCAAGGTTGTTTGATTCGAATTCATCAACTACATCACGAATAGTATTGATATTAAAGAAACGAACATCCGCATCAATGAACAAGATGTACGGAGTAGTTACTAACTTAGCTCCATTGTTCTTGGCAATGCTAACAGGTCCGCCTTCGATAATTTCCACATTCAAATTACCTTTGGTGTATTGTATCACTTCCCGTGTGTAGTCTGTGGAACAGTCGGCAATAATGATCCTGGTACTACCTATCATTTGAGTACGCAGTTGTAATAATAACCACCCTATGTAGTTTTGTTCATTCTTGCAAGGAATTACTATTGTTATTTTATCACTCAACATCATTAATTTTATTTTCTTAAATATAAGTTATCTACAAAATCCAATAATAATCGATGATGGTCACCGTTGTGCCATTTACCTTTCATCCAAGTATATGAATCATACCAAAATTTCTCACTTTCAGGATGACATCCAATTAGTCCTATGTTATTTTGAAAGATAGCCATGGCGTCACCATTTGCATATGTTGCAACAGTTTCAAATTTAGCTTTGTCTCCAATTAAAGCACAACCATCATTAAAGAACATATGCATAGGTTCATCATTCCAAACAATAGGCATATTCTTTGTGTGTGGTCGTTTAGTGTCTGACGTTTTTCTTTTGTAATATTGAACTGGTTCAACACCATCTAATATATTAAAATAATGTTTTCCTGCCCAATATGCACCCATACAAACTCCAAGATATTTTCCACCATTTGAAACAAACTCTTTAATTCTTTTTCCATTAGCTTTCATAAGATAATCGAATGAATCTGAATTTCCAAAACCTCCCGGAAATGATATGATATCCACATCATCAAAGAAATTTTCTTCTAGTGTTTGTTTAGTGAATATTTTAAAATTGTAATATTCAGATAGTGCATTAATAATACCGTTGTTTGATTGTACTGAACACATTGGTTGATGTACAAATACAGCTATCTTTGGTTTCATATTATGTTGCCAACCAAGTTTCCAAATCGTTCTTAGTTTTCAAACCTGTCATTCTTTTAATTTCAATATTTTCATCCATTAATACAAGAGTTGGTACAGACCTAATACCAAACTCAACTGCAATATCAGAATATTTGTCAATATCAATTACCTCAATTATGGTATCTCCTTTGACTTCTTCTAAAATAGCAGCCAATGATTTACACGGTCTGCACCACTCTGCTGTGAATCTCAATACTCTTTTCATTTTTTATCCTTCGCAAGCTATGCAATCGTTACCTTGTGCAATTTGTGTCATGTCAATTTCTTTAATGACTTGTCTTTCAATTCTCTTTGAAACTTTATCAGCTTTGCCAATCTTCTCTGAACGGCAGTAGTACAATGTCTTCAATCCTTTTTTCCATGCCATAAAGTGAATAGCATGGAGATACTTGATATTAACATCAGGTCTAAAGAATAGGTTCAATGACTGTGCTTGGTCGATATACACTTGTCTATCGGCAGCCAAATCAATAACCCAGCGTTGGTCAATTTCCATAGATGTTTTGAATACCGCTTTTTGATTTTCATCTAAGATATTCAAATGTTGGACAGAACCATCATTAGCAATAATAGAAGACCACACTTCATTATATTCTTCTTCTGTTTGTGTCAATCCTTTGATGATTATATCAAGCCACCTATTCTTGTTCAGAAATGATCCCGATAAAGTGTCCTGACGGTAAGCGTTAGCACGATAAGGCTCGATACTAGGGCTAGTGTTTCGCATAATGATAGACGAAGAAGCATTTGGAGCAATAGCCATAAGATGACTGAACCGCTTCCCAGTACCAAGAGCATCTGGAGCTTCACCACGTTCTTTACCCAAAATGAGATTAGCTTCATCTAATTTCTCTCTTATTGACTTAAAGATTCTATTGTTTGCGACCTTGGCCATAACTCCTTCAAAAGCGATTCCGTTTCGTTGGAGGTAGGCGTGAAAACCCAAGGCACCAACGCCAATAGAGCGTTCACGTTCGGCAGAATACCGAGCACGTTGAATTGTATTAGGAGCATTATCAATAAAATGCTGCAACACATTATCCAGCATTTCTGCAACATCCTTGAGAAATAATGGTTCATCTTTCCATTCATCGTAGTTCTCCAGATTTAATGAAGAAAGGCAACAAACAGCTGTTCTTTCTTTATCTGTCGGTAAAATGATTTCTGAACAAAGATTAGATTGGTGTACTTTTAGACCTTTGTCCTTCAACCATTGCGGTAGCATTCTATTGCTGGTATCGATATAATGAATGTATGGTTCACCTGTGTGCATACGCAATTCTAGAATCTGTTGCCAAAGATGTTTAGCTGAAACAGTCTCACGAACTATACCACTATATGGATCAACTAGATTCCAAGAATCATCAGCTGTTGGATCCAACATACAGTTTTCAATCAACTGCATAAAGTCATCTGTTATATTTATCCCGTGGTGTAAGTTTAGGCACCTAACATTCGGATCGCCCGTAGGCTTACGCATTTCTAGAAAAGCTGTAATATCCGGATGAGAAATATCAAGATAAGCGGCATAACTACCACGACGAGTCCTACCTTGTCTATAAGCGAGAGATGATGCATCATAGATTTTAAGGTGAGGCATAACTCCAGTCGATTTATCATCCGCTGAGCGAATACCAAAGCCGATACCGACACCGCCGCCGAACATCGAAAGCCAATTTGTTTCAGATAGGTTGTCAACTAGACCTTCCGCTGTATCATCGATAAAATTAAGGAAACACGATATTGGAAGTCCTTTTTTAGAACGACCATAAGATAGAATAGGAGTTGAATAAGATAACCAGTGTTTTGAGGAATAGTCGTACAATCGTTGAGCGTGAGCTGAGTCAGTTCCGAAGGCTGCGGAAACGAAGGCAAATCGTTGTTGTGGTGAAGTTTCATCATCTTTCATATAAGACTCTTTAAGTCTTTTTATTCCTAATTCATCAAAAAGTTTATCTCTTTCTAAATCTATATTTATACCCAGGTATTCCATCTTTATTCCTTATTATTATTCAAAATACTTTTAATATCAGGAGGAGTCCAACCTTCAGGTTTTAGGACTTTTCCATCGTTTCTTTTTAATACTTTTCCAGTTTCATCATCAATTTTTGCCAAGTTACTTCTTGCAACTTCATTCCAAACATCTTGTTGTGGAATTTTTAATGTATGTTCCAGTCCTTCAATAACCCATTTTAAATCGGCACAACCGTCTGCAATGTCTACCATGTTTTGGCGAAAAAACGCATTCATCAATTCATCAAATTCTTCTCGAATTAAGACAATATAAAGAGTTGCTTGTTTTCCAAATCCTGTTTCTTTTTGGTCACAGGCATCCATAAATCGTTTAACATCATCAGAACTATTCATTTGTATACTCCATAATCATTGGGAAAATTGGTTCAATTGCGGCCGCACATGCAAGAGCTATTTCTTGGTGTTCTTTCTGTGTTCCGTTTGCGCTTCGGAGTTGTATATAGTGGACCCATGACCTAAGGGTTCCGTTCATATACATGCGTGATTTTGTCATACCTTCAGGTAAAACTGCACGAGCTTGTTCTTTTGCAATTTGATGTTCTAGTGCCCAATTATATGCATCTTTAGCCGTATCAATTACCAGTTGTTGTTTGTCTTGCCAACGCTTTTGGAGAAGTGTATCTTCAGTTTCAATACTATTCTGACGATTCTTTGTATCTTGCAATCTAGCTTCTCTTGTTTCAAAACCAAGTTGTGATGCATCAGCATATCGTTGAGAAAATTCTTGAAACGAAAAAGAACGGTGACGCAAAATCTGCCTTGCAATGTCACGGGTTGTTTCAATCTCCAGACACACGGAAACCATCTCCAACGGCGACCAGTGTTGGTTGTTAATCAAGTAACGAACCAACTTCTCAGCAGTCTCCGAGTTGTTTTGGTTTGCTGGATTAGACACTCGAGCTGCGTATGCAACCTGGTCCATTAGACTTTTACCATCTACTCCTTGAGAGTACGAAATCAAATTTACATTCATATTTTTTTCCAATTCACAAATTCCATTTTAGCTCTAAGATTCACAAAAGTGTGTTTCTCCATTATATCATGCAAATCTTCAATGTCAAATCCAGTTAATACCATGTCATTAATGTCTTTATCTGTTATGATTCCTGGCCAAACAACGACATTGAAATGGTTATCAACTGCATGTTCCATCAATTTCACAATTTCTTTATTCCTAGGTTCATTGTCGAAAACTAGTACAATTTTTGATTTATCCAAATACTCTGCGGCTGATTCAAGTGACGAACTGGCGACAGCTACAGAATTTTTAATAAACATCGAATCAATTGGTCCTTCAAAGACATATATTGGTTTGTCTTCGTTCACACGGTTGATTCCAAACATGCGTGGAACATCGTCCATGAGTTTGATTGTGATGTAACGAATCTTCGACTGACCAAGTGCTCTGCCTTGAAATCCGGTCAAGTTTCCTTCTTTATCGTAGAAAGGAATGATTAGGCGCTTATCGCCTTCCATAATATCTTTTTCAACATTGAATGAATCTACAAAGGCCTTGAAGTCATCAGCATAGTGCAACTGTGAATACATATTCTTGGGTATCATTCTACCCATAACATATTTTTTAGCATAGTGCTCATCTGGTAAAGATTCGATAGTCGGTAAATCTAACTTTTTAGTAAATACCGGTTTAAGCTTCAGTTCAGAAAATTCTGGTTCAGGTGAATTGGTATTTGCCGAATTCTTATACCGTTCCATCTGATATTCGTCAAGAAGATTAGGATCAACTTGTTTTAGGAAATTATAAAACGATGTGGATACACCACAGTTGTGGCACATATAGAAGTAGTCATTCTTCTTGCGATAGACATAACCACGGCATTTGCTTTTGTTTTTCTGTGAGTCTCCACAGAGAGGACACCGAAAGTTGTAGAGGTCATCCTTCTTCTTGGAAAACTTCTGTAATTTGGGTGATAGTTGTAATAGAAAATTTCTGTCAATGAAGACGCTCATAATAAACCAGGAAGTTAAGTTACTTAATATTTCCTAGTAGTATATCAGGTCCTACATGAGAAAGCAACCATGTAACGACAATTATGCCACCAACAATCATCCACTTCCAATCCAGAAGTTGTTGGAGTTTTTCTTTTTCTTTGGTATTGTGGTCTTGCATTTCTTTGCGGAGACCTTTAATTTCATCCAATAAAGTTTTTTCGGTACCTTGGACTTTATCTAAAACGGCATCGATACGTCCATGTATTTCTTTAATGTCCATATCAGTCTCCATGCGGCGCTTATCTATATCATCATAGACTTTAGCTATGTGGCGGTCATGTTGATCCACCAATTTTTCTATTACTTGGTCCATTTTGTTACAGAGAGTGGTGATTGTTGAAATTTGTGTTTTCAAAACACCAACGTCCACTTGGACCTTCGTTAAATCGTCTGGTGTTGCCATTATTTTTTCTTTTTCTCTGGAACTTTTGTGCCAACCAATTTCTTATGAATTTTGATTTTCTTACAAATGTTTTTAATTTTACCATGGTCTTTTGTTGTCTTGCAAACTTCTTTAGTCTTAGGTTCAGCGAATGCTGGACTTACTGTTACAAGCAAGAAACATGCAAGGAAGAATAAACTGACATAGTGTTTAATTTTTTTCATAGGACCTCAAAGCATTGGTTGACTAGATGTTGGAACTTGACTTTTGCTACCAGCAACTGTTGTTGGTGTTTGATTATTTATAATCGGTTGATTGTTAGGTATTGGTTGTGCATTATAATTCACTGGAGGTGGCGGCGTAACAAAATTTGTTCCACTTATCTTCTCTTGTGTTCTACCAAAAGCGGCGACACCTAAAACAGCACCCATGGCAAGATGAAACAGGCCTGCACCTTGGAGTGTTAATGGCATCCATTGACTGGTAACTTGGCCGTGACTGTATGCTTGCAATAAACTCCATAAAATTGGAAATATTACAAAATCACATGTACACACTAACATATACATCCAGCCCATAGCTGGACGCCATTTAGAATTCATCCAATCTTCTTTTTTATGGGTGTGCTTGGTCATTTTTATGTTTTTAAAACTTGTAATGTATGATTATAACGAGCAATTCTATCTTCAAGACCAATGGTACCTCCATTGATTCTTTTTGTCATGGTAACAAAATCACCCGAATCGGCCAATTGATTTAAGTTATTATTTTCCCAAAACCAACAAGCTGATTGTAATGCACCTTCAAAAGTACCAAGATAATCAGGCACTTCTTCAATGTTCATTTCTAAACTATCTGCAAAGTTTTGATAATTGTCTTTTCCTGTCAACTGAATTAGACCTCTACCACAGTAACGATAACCGTCACCGGATTCTTCTGGACCATTGCCCATTCTATTTGCATATACTCTGTTTGCAATAGCTTCTTGTTGACCTGCAAATTGTTGAGCAGAAGATTCTGTGAAATATTTTGGAAATACTTTACGAAGTGTTTCAGCTCTGTAGTTCAAGTTTTCTTTTAGTGCAGTAAAACCACCAGACTCATGTGAGCATTGAGCAATAAATGCTGCAATTCGGTGTGGTGTATCAATTTCATAATCAGACAATAGATGTTCTAATGCTTCATGCCATTGTTCAACATATGGATTGTTTGGAAGAAGTTGTTGTAGTTGTTCTAGTGTAATCATTGTAACTCCTCAAATATTTTCTTTTGTTTATTAAACCATTCAATCAATCCACTATTATTAGCAGAACAATCTTTGTATTGTTTGTAGTTTTGTGTTACTGTTTTGGAAATGTCACTTAATTTTGCGTCAGTTGGAATTTTATTCAATGGAGGGCATTGTATATTTAATTCTTCCGGAATAGGAGGGAATTTAACTGTTACAGGAACGGTTGTTGAACATCCTGATAAAATAATGAATGTTAGTATTAAAAGTAATCTCATTCTGCAGCCTTGTTTATAGATTCAATGAATTCTTTAGGCATTTCACATGGACCACCCGGTAAAAACTTAGTATCATATTTGACAACTTCTTTATCAATATACTTGATAACATCAGCACCTTTTTGTTTGATGATTTGTTTCTCATAAACAATTTTGTCTACTATTTTGACGGTTTCTATTGCAGATTTATTTTCAGCTACGACAACTTTAGCTTCTAATTCGGCGACACGTTCTTTCCATTTCTTGTTTTCAGCAATTCCACCAAACATGTATACGGAAAACAATAAAACAACCACACAAACAACTTGTATGATTGTCTTGTACATTGGTGCAAAGAATGATAAGATTAATCCGAATAAACTAAGAAAGAATGGAACATAAAAAAACCAATCAGGTAAAAAATCTAATAACCATATAAACATAATATTACATCCTTGGTGGAGCCCTAAGTCTCATTGGTTGAAGAACAACTTTATTTTTCTTTTTCAGATTGACGCCAGGTTCACCACCTTTGCCACCTGACCCCGCAATAGCACCTGTGCCGACCACATTTGTTGGACCTGGAACAGCCATGCCAGCCATACCATCTTCTTTCATGTAACTCTCTTTGATGTTTGCAATAAAATCATAATCATCCATTGTCAACACACCTTTATCGCGGATATCAATAAGTCTTTCTACAACACGGTGTAAATCCATGTCAGATTTAATATCTTCTCTTGCCAATTCTAAAACACGGATCAGTAATGGAATATCAAAAATAATTCTGTCTTTCTTGTCAGCGGTTTCCCAAATAACTTCTTCACTATGGTGTTTGAAATATTGGACTTGACGTTCTCTTTTCTCAGCACCTTCTTTTGATGGATATTCACCTAAATTTTTACCTGTACTTTTAGATACAAGTTTATAACCACTACTTGTCTTAACAATATGTTCTTTGAATTGTTTTAGCGTTCTCATTAACAATTCCATTTTCTCAAAGCTAATGCTTTGCGTGAAGGTTCACCATTAGGTTTTTTCATAGAACCTTTCATGCCACCCATTCTAGCACAAAATGATTTGCGGCGATTTGCTGCTTTAGAACCTGGTTTTAATTTTGATGGTTTTGTAGTCACTGCCATGGACAAGTGAGAACCTGGATTCTCTCTACGATATGATGCAATACCTTTACGATTTAGACCACCTTTTGGATCTTTACCTTCACTGCGTCTCCATGCAGCAGATTCATACAATTCTTCATCCGACACATCTTCAAATTCTTCCCAAATAACTTCTGGATCAAGGTTATATTTTTCTGCAATTTCCATGAACAAGTCTTCTATAATGTCAAACATTTCTTCTACTTCTTCTGGAACACAATTAGGTACAGTTTTGCCGCCTTTTTGTTTAGTACCAACTGGATGATAACCTGTCCAACAAGGATTGGAATTTCTTAGGCTTTTCTTTTCCTCTAGGAATTGTTTAAATGTTTTCATATGTTTCTTAGTATGTCTGCTATTTTCATGTCTACTGATATTAAATCTGTATCTATGTCTACACCTCTTATACCCTTTACTACTTTTGGCAATATATTTAAGAACAATAGAAATGTCTTTAGAGAATCATAATCTTTCTCATCAATTCTGAAAAATAATATTCGGGAAGTTGCTTCAGGTCCAAATACATTATTTAAGAGAATGATATGATTAAGAATCAATCTTTCTTTTATGTTTTTAGTTGCCTTATATCTACGAAATAACCTTTTTAGGTATTTTGTTCTTTTTAAGTCTCCCTCAAACTCAGACATTAAACAACTAGGTGATGTATAACATTTTACTGCATACATCACAAAGTTGTCTTCATTTAGGTCATCAAAATTCATTATGAAAAGAATACATTAGGTATTAGCGAATGCTCTACCCCATGAAGTATTTCCACCAGCAGTATTTGTAGATGAAGTGTTAGTCAAACAAACTAGAGTTTCTCTGATATAACGAACTGTTCCATCGTTGTTGGTTTTCTTTCTAACGTGAACCCATCCAGCACTTGGATTTCCACCAATTTTATTATTTGCTGCGGTCAATCTTGTGTCTGTTGCTAAAACGGTATCTGCATAGTATGTAGCAGAAACTTCACCCGCTGGTCTTACAATAGCTGCATCAAATGCAATTACTGATCCTGCTGGAATAATTCCTGTAGTTCCGGATGAAATTGTTACTAGATTTCCTGCAGCTACAGCAGTTGTAGTAACATTTGAGAAAAACAAACCTTGAAAACCATTTGATGAAATATTAGCAGTATTTGCGCCAGAGACCATATTAACATACTGGCCACCAGCAACACCAACGGTTGCCACATTTGCAGCCAAAGTAAATTTGATGCTAGTTGCACCAGCGGCGGTTGAGTTAGCTGTAGTTAATGTTGTTACAGTTCTTGTTTGGCGTTCATGCGGCCATGTTGGATGGCCAAAGCTGCCTGGTGTTTGTGGTGTATCGTTATTATTCCATGTTTGGTAAGCCATTTTTTCTCCTTGGGTAGAAAGGTATTCTATCTATTTATTGTTCTTGTGGTTTCTGCTTAATTTTGTCCATACTCTTGTAGTCTGGCATCTTACTGCGATTCTTCATCATAGGATCAAGTTCAACGGTATCTCTTGGTTCACCAGTCAAAGTTTTACCACCTTTTAGTATTAACCTTGCATTTGGTTTATCATCACCTATGTTATTTACACCGTCTATTTTCTGTGTTGTTGGTTTTTTACCATAAGGCTTTGCGGCCTTATCGTCTTTTTCCCAATCATATAAATCTTCTTGTACTTGACGAGAAGCGGAGTGAAATTCTTTTACAATTCTCTTGATGGACTTTTTTGGAGGTGCAAGTGTTTCACCGCCGTTTGCACCATCGGCTGGAGATTGTGTTGCAGCTTGTGGATCAACGGAATCTTCATTTGTTCTACTTCTTTTTTGACTTGCATAATAAGCAGCAAGAGCCATTTGCATACGTTGTGCTTTAGATTTTCCATCAAACTTTGGATTATCTGAATGAACAAAATCATGTATCCAATCATATGCTTTTGCATTTTTAGATAGAACTTCATCTAAACTAATACTTTCTTCCAATTCATCAGTGGATTTCAAGTAGTCTAGTGATGTTGTGATATAGTCTTCAGCTTTTGTTATTTTTGCTTGCACCCATTCCGGAAGATTCTCATCGTCTTTCAACATATTTTTCAAATCTTCAGCATTTCTGCAAATTGTTTGGAGTTGTGTTTTGGCCATTGCACCTTCATAATCATACTCACCGGCATCTTTGGCCTCTTTCACATCCTTCTTTTTATCCCTTGCCTGCGATAATTTTTGCAAAATGCTTAATGCATGATTTTTAAATTTTTTAGCACTGATAGGTTTGACGTATTTGTCTGGGCCCGAGACGGGTCCGCCATCACGGCCTGGGGGTGTTTGCGATTTGTCCATTTCCATTACGCCTTGTTTTTTGTCATCGTTTGTAAATTGTTTCTTGGTTGCCTTGACAATACCAGAGAAACGCTTGTTAGCCTTCTGAATGTTTTCTTTTCCACCAGCTTTATCTAATGCTGATGCTTGACTTCCTGCAGCAGTCTTGTAACGACCTAGTAATTCATTTGAGACTTCATCAATTTGGTCTTCTTCATAGATTCCGTGGTCTCTTTTCCATTTTTCATAATCACCAGTTTTGGATTGGCCAACTCTTTTATTTTTACTAATATAGTTCACATTCCAACCTTTTGACTTATAGAATTGTTTCAATAAATCTGAACGCTTTGATGTAATATTTTCAGCAACATTAGCTTTTGCCGACCAAGGTTCATTTGGGTCAGTAAAACTACTTTTAGGTGAAACAGATGTAGGTTTAATTACATCCTTAATTACACTTCTTTTACTTTTCATTTTTTATTCCGAAGTTCCTGTTTTACCTAACATTTCTTTGATTTTCTTGAATGTAGGTTTAACAGATTTATTGATTTCTCTTTGTGTTGGTGATACAGAATCTGTAACAAAAGGTACAGCAGTATCCGTGCCTTTGCCTTCTGCTTTCAATGTTGCTGATTTACCAGAAAAATGAGCGTTTGCGATTTTTACTTCAGGATCATTTGATAATGTAGGTCCTTTAAGTGTATCCACTCTTACAGATTTCTTACCTTTGTTTTCACCAACGACACTTTGCATTGCACCAATGTCTTCTTTGGTTAAACGGTCAATTGCTTTTTCAACACCGTCTCTGCGTTTCCAAGACGTTTGTTTATATTTACTGGATAGTTGAGTGTTGGAATCTTTCATACCTGGACTTCTTGCTCTGTCAGCCCTGTTTTCAAAATCTGCGCCAATTTTACGCATAATTGTAGCATCACGAGATGCTTTCTTGGCATAAGAACCAAGAGTAGACTTTGACAATTCATCAAGTTCTTCAACTGCTTCACCCATATGATTTCCTTGAGCATCTCTGTAGTGACGCTCACCGGTTTCTTTACCTTCTTTATCAAACTTTTTATACTCATAGGTCTTCTTACCGCTATAGTGAGTAGCTGTCTTGGTACCTTTTACCCATGAACCACCATCTTTTGTAGTTTCTCTTGGTAGAGGGTCTTGGCCTTCATCCATAACTTCTTCTTTAACATTTTTCTTTGGATAACCTCCAAATATATCCCCTACTTTTTTATTAGGACCTGTGTAGCCTCTAGTATGGTCTGGATTAGATTTTACATGCTTAATCATACCAGTCTTGTTTCCAATATACCCAATTTTACCAGTTTCTTTATGAAATGATGCGTATGAACCTCCACTCATTCCTTCATCCAAATCAGCAGATTCTTCAACTTCTTCTTTTTTCATTGATTCCTCATGTAATTCAACTTCCTCATTCTTTGGCTTGTTGTACATATTAGGGCGTTTGCCACCAGTTTCTTTTTCCAAGTCTTTCAATAACTTGTCATCACCTGGAGCAACTTTATCCAGAACTTTTTTGGCACCAGATTTGATTGCATTAAGAACGCCTTCTTTTTTCATTCTTAGTAATTTGAAATCGTGGGAATCTAATTTACCATTGCGATTCTTGTCCAACTTGTGTTGGTCGCCTTTTAATTCTTCCGACACATCTTCTTCTTTAACGTCCTTAGGAATAGCCATTTTAGCTAAATGTTTAACTCTAGAAGCATCGCCATGGCCAGGTTTTGTATCTGCTTTTTTGTATGGACCATCAAATGGAGGAGTTTCTTTTTTCTTTCCAGGCTCAAGGAGCAATTTTTTGTCTTCAGCCAGAACAGACTGAACTGCATCTATCATTGATTGTGAAACACTATTCTTTGTAAACATTATTTTGCTCCTGATTTTTTCTTTTGTGTTTTGGATGTAATACCCGATTGTATGTATTTATCTGTAGGCTTAACTAGAGGTTCTTTATTCATTGCACCTCCCATTACACCTGCAACTCCCATTTCATTACCTGTTTCACCAGAGTATACAGATTCTTTGAATCCCTTGAGTTTCTTCTTTTCACCCAATGGATTTGGATTAACATTTTTTGGTTTAGAATCAAAACCTGATCCAGCAACATTGATGTTGTCGAATTCTTCACCTTCACTATAGGTTTGATTACCCAGGCCTGCGCCACCAATGTTTGCAGCATCACCGCCACCACCACTTCTTGCATTCATGGTTTGACCAATACCAGTTCCGTCAGAAACTTTATTATTTGTTAGTGCAGTCTTTTTCTTACCAGTTTCTTTGTCTTTATTAAAGTTGGCTTCTGCATATGTTCTAAATGCATATGTACTATTTGATTTTACATCACCGTCACGAACATCATCCTGTTTGCCCATTTTATATTGAGCTTGCATGAAAGGACTGTTATTGTCTTTTAGAACTTTAACTTTAGTCTTAGAACTTTCATAAAGACCTCTGAATCGATTTCCATTCTGTAGAGATTCAATAATAGAACTTGAAGATAGGAACTCTTTTGTTAGTTTGTAAGTTTCTGTAATATCTTCTTCTTTAGATTCTAAATCACCAGAATTGTCAAATCTTACAAAATCAGTAAACATTTCCGAAAGTTGTTCAGCATTCTGTTGTGCTTTTTCCCATTTATTTTGGCGAATAGATTCCATCATCATCTTAGACAAAAATGTGTTTCTTTCTTTACTGACTGAGTTGGTTGTATCTACAAACACCATCATTGTTTGATAACCTAGTTCTTCCAATTCTTCCTTGATTTGGCCAATTTTCTGTAAATCGTCTGCTGGTCCATTGATAATTAATGGTGCGCGAGTCCGTATGGATTCAAATTTTGGATTCATGGATCTCATTGCAAGCTTGTGTTTATCATTTAGGATATCTACAACCTGTTGGAAATTATGCTCAACAATCTTCTGTGAAGCAATACACTCACGGACGATAATGTCTTTACCTGAACCTGGACCACCAGTTACAAAGATTGCTTTGTGGCGACCATAACTGTAATCTTCATGTAATCCCATTCCTTTGCGAACATCATGCATCAATTCTTTTGCATGGTGGTCTGCCACATGAGATGGAACACCTTTGCGGAATTCTCCAAAGTTACTGCTCTTGGCATGTTCACGCATCTTGGTACCAGACATTCCTTCTGTACCTTCTGCATCAGGATCTCTTTGTCCAGCAGAATGGACTGTTATCTTCTTGAAGTTATGCAAAGCACCAGGATGAGTTCCATTATATTGTTGTAACTTATCGTGCATCTCTTTAACACGGTCAGAACCAACTACCATATGAAGGTGTGTTACACCTTTTTTATGTAATTCCGCTGCGTGTTGTAGAAATGTTGGTTTCTTTTTAGATGATGCTTCAAAGTTTGTACCAGGAGAATATCTCTTTAGATGCTTAATTTTTTGTTCAGCTGAAAGAGGATTCTTTTTAGAATCTTGCGAATGAGAAACAACAACGGAATGATCCGCACCTTGCTTTTTTGCAACTTCTTTTACTTTATCTATAAGCTTTAAATGACCGGTTGTTGGAGGATTCATCCGACCAAAGGACATCACATGGTGAACATCACCAGATGCTTTTTCTTGTATAACTTCTAGAAATGATTTCATTTATTTTCTGATTTTTAATCTATTTTGTTTTGCAAACTCTGCTCTATTTACTAGTTTTGTTGGTTCAGTTTTTCCACCTTCTGGAGTATGGTGAACAACAAATCCTTCAGGTTTAGATTTAACACCGCCAATGTGATGTTCATAATGGCCTTCGTGGCCCTCTAGATGTTTAACTAGAGTATTTTTAGCTTGTGCCAAATGATGGTGCATTGTCAAAAGATTCTGATATTGTTCTTTGTTTTTCTCAATATGGTCAATATGTTCTTGGCCTGCTGCAGTTTTTGCTTTTTTAGCTGCATCAGTTTTGACTTTATCTGCCATCTTGGCGTGTTGAGACTTGATGTGAGTTTTCAATGATGAAACATTTGGAACTTCACCTGTGTCAACGGTTTTGTTGATATAGGTTGTCAAGTGAGTATTTTCACCCCTGTGTTTTGCTGTTGCTGGGTACATTTTCGCGCCATGTGTATCATGAATTTCTTTTGCAGCTGCCATGTGCTTGTGGAATTCATCCTGTGCATGTGTTGGGTAATCAACTTTTGCAGTATCATGCTCTGCACCATGATGATGAACATCTTTGTGCTGCTTGAAGTTGTGGTGGTCAACATCGTGGTGGGCAGACATAGTACCAATATCGGAACCATGATATTTTGTGTGGACTACTACGCCAACTTTAGATCCAGCAACTTTTTTAGCGTTATCACCGTGGGCTGTGTAGGTGATTGTGTTTGGAGTAAACGATACTTTTTTAGTCATGGTGGTGTAAATCCTCTGATGAATGCATCATGTCGCCTTGATAAACACCATGCTTTGGTGTAACTTTTGGCAAATGTTTCAAAGCAGCTTTAAGTTTTGATGCAAGTCCAGGTGCATGACCATGGTTCTTGTCAATATCTTTTTCTGTGTGGTTGATTTTTGGAGTCTTGTTGAAGGCGGACTTGCTTGCAACAAAGAATTTACCTGTTTTTGGATGATGACCAAAGACGATTGCAGGTGATCCATCATATTTCATGGTCAGATTACTGCTGTTTGCTTTGGCTTTCATGTGTTCGTGGGCCTGCATCAAAGCACCATGTGCATGTTCAAAGCCTTCAGCGCCGTGCATTAATGGACGGTCTTCTGCGTGGTGAATATGTTTTAAGGCAGAACCTTCTGGTTCAGCCTCTTCTTTTAAGAAGGAAATAAAAGTTTTCATTGATTGCCCTTAGAATTGTAACACACTCTGGTTACCATTTGTTATTTATACAACTTTTTAATTCAATATCCTAAATCTACAGAGATTGAGGAGAATACATAGTCAATATTTTTCAATTTGTCCGTTACCAGATAACCATCCAGTACAATGGATTGTATCAAACTCCACCAAATACTTCTTAGGAATGTTTACAAAATGGGCATGTTCTGTATCCATATGATTCAACAGGTCAAGATTTTTACCTAAAACTTCCAGATAATTATCAATTAGAGAAGGACAGAACGAATACATTCTAGTAATTAATAGGTCGCTGGCATCATAAACAACTCTAGGCATCCAAGTCGGAATACGTTTTTTGAACACATATTTACCAAATAATCCTTCATATTCACTTAAATTAAAACTATCATCCAAAATTGTTCTACCTGAAAATTTGAAAATCCTCTTAACCCCGCATATGAAAGGTTGTTGTTTTATAATCATAAGACTATGGAAGAGTAAAGCAGTTTCAGCCTGTGATTTCAATTTTACACCGGAAAATCCCCTAACATCTGTTTGTGTAGACAAATCTATGTACCCGTTGCAGAATTGTTGTAATGTAGTTTTCTCGCCATCTGATAGTGGATTAAATGAAGCTTCAGCCAAAATGATTATGGATTCTGGCATCTTTTTCCTAATTGAAATCAACGTATCAATTGTTTGGTGCATCCTTTGTTCATCTGTAAAGAATACACTATCCAACGGTTTAATCGCCGATGTGACTAAAAATAAGTTTTTATCTGGAATAAGATTCATAAGTAAAAATCCAACGTGTCACTATTGCGTTCAATATTAATTGCTTCAGCTCTAGGAAATGGATTTGCAACATTGAAATCGTTAATTAGAATTCTCTTGGCGTTTTGCAAGTCCATAATTAAAGTGAAATCTTCAAAACCCAAATTCTGCAACATAGTATCTGTCTGAACAAAGTATTGATTTTTTCTAGCTGTTGTAAATATGAATTGAGCTCCTTGATCCTGTAATTGCAGTAATCTCTCTACGTTCTTTATTAAAGGTATAGGTTCATCATCAAATGTGTTTACACCAACTCTCGATTGTGATTTTACTATTGTTCCATCAATATCACAAAAGATTACAGGTCTGTCATTATATTTAAACCATTCCTGTGATGTTCCCACATCTGTATATTCTGTTACAAGTTTCTCAGTAAAAACAACACCATTTTGTAACATCACGGAAATAACATCAGAAACAAAGATTTCTTTTTCAGTTGATATTTTTTCAAATGTATTCTTATATTCACCTACAGAGTTAAATTTATAACCACCAACACAGAACTTGTTTGAAACAACTTTCTTTTCAATTATGTTGGTAATAATTCCTTGTTCGTTTGAAATGATAAAGCTTTTTGATGCTAGTTTGTTTAACACTTCATGTTCAGAAATATCAGATACACAAACATAATTGCCTTGGGTATGATAGTGGTCAAAAAAACTATCACAGTCTTTAATCAAGAATTCTTGGTCATCATTGATGTTGGCTTTCTGTAGTATCTGATATACCGTATCAGCTGGTCCATTTGTGATTTTATCTAATACTATAATATTAACTTTGTCACCAAACTCATGCTTGATGAAATCAGATGCATAGTATTTCTCATCGTGTTCTTTTAAAACACCAATAGTGATGTTGCAATCTAGATAAGGATCTAAGGCTCTCTGTAACATCATCTTATGTTTGTAATCATAAAGAAGATATTTTGGTTTCATTCCAGGAAACCTACTGGATAGTCCAGCAGCAGGTACAATTATTTCCATAATCTTTTAATCTCTTTCATAATAAATTTATAGTTCGAATCATTCTTCTGAGTATGTAGGTATACTCTCAATAACATTAATATCAACAAATTATCATCAGAGGCTTCAGGAAATACCTCTAAAATCTTGCTTTGTAAGTCATTTAATTTTGCACCCAATCTTATATTATCGTTACGCAAAAACCAACGGCATTCTAAATCTTGCCTAAGTTTTGCAATGTCAAATATGTACGATTCATATTCTATACTGACAGCATCAATCATATAGAATCCATTTTCAGAATGAATGATATTCTCTAGTGTAAAATCACCATGGTGTGAAGTCTTTGGTAATATCTTTGGAAGTTTGGCAATCAATTCTTCTTTAGTAAAAGGAAACCCATGACTTGAATCTAACCAAGATAGTTTTTGTTCATATATTCTAGTAAAATCAAAACGAGTATCGGTACAAATATTCGTCATCTTTTTTAAAACAGATAATAGAAAGGTCTCCAATTCTTTTGTGCTGTTTGAAGTTAGATAGTTCTTCATGTCTAATCCATGGATGTATTCCATGTCAAATGAGTCACCATCTATTCTGTATATCTGTGGAACAGCATAGGACATTGCCTTCAATTCCCTAAGTCTCTTTATGTTTCTGGTTGTGTTGCCCACTTTACGAACAAACAGGCCAGTATCATCTTCCATCAGGTAAATTTTACTACCCGAATGGCCTAATAGTTCTTTTAAGATTTTCGCCATTCTTCAACACCATCACGAATCAAAGAATGCCATGTACCATTATGTTCACCCGGAGGAAATGGATTATTCATATTAACATATACAAGTTTATCACCATGTAAATTGTGTTCATGCAAATTAGCCTGCATCAGATTTTCACCAATGTATACTGCACCTGCGTCATAATATTTGTCCATATTTTCAAAAGTTGACATATACTTAATCATAGTTTCTTTTGAACCAAAGGCAAACTGGTCATTACCAAAATCTCTTTCTGGTACCATTCTACAATTTGGAATATAAAGTTTCGTATTGTCCAATTCTTCAAAAGGAATCTTAACATTTAAAGCATAATCTGTTCTAGCCTTAATCACCCAATCATATTCAACATTACTAATCTCCATCAGTTTTCTGGAAAGATTTACTGAATGTAACATGTAGTATGTAAATCTTGGAGGATGTTTTATCGTGTTTGGTGTATTCGTATATACTGCATCAGCTTCAACAACAAATTGTTCTTCGTTATCATATAGAACCGGTTTATACAACTGAATCATTTCTTCCAAACCTGGAAAATTCCAAGTATGAAAGAACACATCTACATCATAATGGTCTAGAAGATTACGTTTGTAATACTCATAACCAGATTTTACAGCTCTAGCTTGTCCAGAGAAACATAATGCTATTTTCATCTTTGTAGAAACACAGGTAGTTTTGTTGTTGTATTGTACTTAACATTATTGTTATGTAGATTTCTTAATAGAGCCATGTGTGGACAGTATCTTTGCTCTTTGTGTATTTTAATATCATTTTCAGGATATTGTTTTATTAGTCTTAACCAATTTTCAAATTCATTTTCAAATTGTGTTGAATAGAGATGTTCATAGTTATCGTAGAGGAAATATTTTGGTGCATCAGTAAAAGGCATGATTGCAAAAATATCAGAAATCAGATTATATGATTCAACTTCTGGTGTTAATACTCGGTCAATATTTTCAAATTTAAAAATGTAATCAAAACCAATATCATAACGGCAATATGCTAGAGTTTCGTATTCACCTGTTATTGATTCAAATGCTATTTTGCGACCAAAGTTCATTGAGGCATTTTTTGCAATATCATCAATTACAGTAGTCACTTTTGGATTAGCTGCAAATGCTCTTTCTTGAATCAACCTAAATTCATCGGCGTATTTTGATGTGTCTTCAACAATGATAGATTTTGGTTTCAAAGTTTCAACAATATCAACACATTCTTCATGGTTTGTTGACCAAAGATGGCAGAAAACATCCATTTCATTCACTTCTATGAAATGTTTTAAGTTCTTTTTTGTTTTCTCGAAGGTCCTATATTGACCTGATAATACTATACAGTTTTTCATTTTATCCAGTACCAAACATCACATTCAGTTGTTAAAATTTCTTTACCTACCTTTGCAGCAAATTCGGTACAAGCTCTGTTGATATCCTTAATTGCAGTATAATCATGGCCAGAAAAAATGCCACCAGGTTTCAACTTAGAATAATAATTAGCACAGTCTTTAGTCAACTGGTCATAAGTGTGGAGTCCGTCAATGAAAATAAAATCGAATTGTTCATCATCAAATAGAGTAACAGCTTCATCTGAATATTGGCGAACAAGGTCAAAACGATTACTGTATCCCGCCAATCTACTCATTGCTCTATTGAAAATTTCTTCACGTTCATTTAATGGATTACCATTCCAATCAATATAGTTAACATATGGATCAATAGAGGTTAAATGTAGTGTTGGATTAACATCTAGTAAAAAATTAGAAGTATCGCCAATATCACAACCAATCTCAAGACCTTTTGGATCTACCATATCTTTGATTAAATTTCCTAATCCAAAACCTGAACATTTGAAAATTGGTTGGTGATGACCAAAAGCTTGCGTTTCAGTATTAAAAGTAATTGTGTCGCTCATTATGTTGTCCTATAAGTAAAAAATTGTGATTCATCTTCTTGTCCATACTTTTCTTGTACAAACTTTTTCCATTCTGGTACTCTGTCATATTGATGTACAATACAGAAAGTATCTTTTAAATATGTTTTAACTAATCCATCTTCAAATGTTGGTACTTGCTCTGTGAGAAAGTGTATAAATTGGCCAATTTTAGATGGATCAACAGTTGTTCCTGCTTGACAAGCCCAAGCGCTAGATTGTTCAGCAAAATAAGTAATTGATTTGTAAGGTTGAGTTTGAATCAAAACATTATACACAGCTTGGTCACAAATAGCAATAGGTCGGTGTATTGCATTCGTAAAAATATTGAATACCAAGTCTTTCACATATTCTGATTTACCACCTATTGTTCCAACATTGTATATTTTATTATTCTTGTTTAGTTCATGCACATAAGGTCCATAAGCTTGCATGAGGTTGTCATTACCCCAAGGTTCATCTTTATATAACATGCCTTCTGAACCTGCAACCAATTTAGTTGATGTTCGATTTAAAACTGTCAACCATTCAAATGGATTTTTTTGAAAATAAACATCTTTAACATCGGTCGTTACAACATGTTCATATTCTTTCCAATGTTCTTGCAAATATTCATATATGGACAGGAAACGAAGAACATGAATTGGAATATTTGGTACATGTGGCATATCAACCAACTTGAATCCATTTTCAACAAGCCATTCTCTAGTTTCTGTTGTTGCATTACCAACACACATTACTTTGTCTGCATCAGGCATCGTTTCTTTAATAGAAAGTACCCAAGGTTTCAACTGGTTAATTCCGTAGTTTGTGCAACCACCTATAATCAAATTTTTCATAATACTCCTATCATTTTTTCCATGGAAAAATACCACTATATTTTTCGTGCATTATCTTATTGCCATTTTTGAAGAAATCAGCATTTACAGAACCAGCATTACCATCTACACGATAATTGACCGTATATTCACCAGTGCAATCAAAGTTTTTAAAGTGTGTTGCCAATGTTTGAAACCACACTCTATCTTGTCCCCAACCTCCATGCCAAACAGAAGCCAATCTTATCGCAGTTTTAGTGGGAATGCAATAGTTATTAGTATCTATATGATTAATTCCATGATAAGTCTGCCACTTTCCTAAAGATTCACAATTGTCTTCACATATGTAGTTGCCATTTTTGTCTGTAATTAATCTCAAGGAATAAGACCAGTCAAGTTTGTCTTTTTCAATCTTCTCTATACATGACTGGACATGATTCGGTTCAAACCAACAATCCTGGTCAAGGTACAGTACATAATCTGTATTGATTAGATGAGTGAAGGCGGCATAGACTCTATGGCCGTAAAAACCATTAGCACCAACATTAATTGGAAGATATGCAACTCTTAAATTATTGTTGCCGGCAAATTCATCCAAAATAACCTTTGCAGGACCACCATATTGTTCACCATCACCAACAACATAACATTGTGTGTCATATGTTTGATTTAAAACACTTTCAACCGCTTTTCGGAGTTCAGGTGCACCTGTTGTTGGTATAATCACTGTTGCTGTCATAATATACTTTCATTTTAAGATACTTTAATAAAGGGCGCACTATTACTGGTGTTAGACAAAGCATAACCCAATGCAGATTGTACAAAGGCATCTCTATTTTTTTCCGATGTTGATAATAAAATATCAATTAATTCGACACCTAAAAATTTAGAGTAGATTTTATCTGATGATGTTTCAGGTGATTTTGCAGTAACAACAAAAGCTTCCTTTGTCATTCCTGCATCCGCATATTTTGAAAATGTATCATATAATTCTTCAATTAACTTCACATCTTTACTTCTCGCTCTAGAAACAACCATTTGTTGATTTGTCATTTCTCTAAGACCCAAATCTTTGAGTATCATATTTAATGGACCATATGCAATTTTACCATATTTTGCAACAGTACCAATTAACTCACCCTGCCAACCAGATAGGTCAGCAAAAGAACGTAATTGCATGTCAACTTCATCTTCGCCTTTGCCGTAAATATAAACGTCTTTAGAAGAAAATATATTAGAGTCTTTCTTCTCAGCTTTGAGTCTATAACCATTCCATTTCATTGGTTTTCTTTTTTCACCTACATTATAATTTGTTTGATGAATACTATTCATTGTTTTCTTCAATGAAACACCAATTAAATCTCGGTCTTTTAATGCATTCAATAAATCACGATTTAAACAATCTAATGTTTGGCAACCTTCAATATCAAGTTTATAACCTTTTCTAGAAACCCAAATATCAGCTGGTGACCATTTGTTAATATTGGAAAAAGGAACTTCCATCTTTTTGTTTAATTCTGAAAATTTCTTGTTGATAGCATCAACCAAAGGAGAACCACGATGAAATATGTACTCACCTTGTTTAAATAATCCATCAACCAAAAATTCTGCTGTTCTTTCATAATGTTTTAACCACTGGTCATCGGTTTGTGAAATCATTTTCTTGTCGGATTCATCAACATCATAGATTGATTTAACATCATTATAGTGTTTCACAACGGTATTAATATCCGCTTTTCCATATTTTTGATATACGGCACACCATAAGCAAACAGAAGATTCATTCATCTTTGTGTCTTCTGCGCCGGCACCAGAACCTTTTCCTCCACCAAACTCACCACTCTTAGCGAGTTGTTTCATCTTGTATTGTTTATTTTTGTAGTCTTTTAAAACAATATTATCATACGCTTTTCTATCACCGGGGATTAACGCTGCAACCTTATCATAAACACCTTTTTCATATTTAAATACAACATTGGTTCCATCAATCATTTGAAATGCGGATTCGTCTTTGTACTTTTTCAAAAAAACCATTTTTCTATCTGGTCTTGATGATGTTGGTTGTTTAAAGAACTCGGTTGATGATAATTCTGCCATATTTTACCTTATGATTTGTATCTCCTTACCTGAAGTCCAAACTTCAAGTTCTGTTCGCAAACGACCTTCAGTCTTTAATGTTTCATAACGATTGGTTGCCTTTTGCTTCCACCATTGTATCACATTTTCCAATTCAAACTTATGATAATTTTCTTTATCTTTGATGAGTGTGTCAGTTTTACAACAGATATAATCTATATAGTTGCTATATCCATAGTTACTTATGTAATATCTTTTCTGTTCGGTCAACTTTTTAGCATTCGCAATTGTTGTATTGAATGCTTCACCTTCTGAAGTTCCCTTCAGAGCAGCCTTAGTCAAAGCAATAATTTTCATTGAGATTTTTAGTTTTTTACTAGAAGCATCATCTTCAACTAAATCACCAACCCTATTTTGAACAAAGTCTCTCAAATCAGAATATGGTTTGCCGTGCATCATAGGTAAGAAATCTGAATCTGTTAATCCTTTGTAGCGAATAAAAGGTTTCATACCATCATATTGTGATACTTGTTTGGAAGAACCATATAAACTTGTTGTTTCAAAGAGACATAAATTCATTCCATATTTCTTGTTAACAATTTCACGGACTGTATGTGAAGTACAAATTGCAGCCAAAAGTTTACCGCCAAGATAATTGAAACCAAAAGGTTGACTTGGAACAATCACAAAACCCATCATGGCAGAATCATTGAATCTTTTACCCCATTTAGGATCTTGTGTAAACACTTGTCCTAGCATTTCATTTCTAGGTTTGCAGTTGATTACAGGTGAGGCTAAACGAATGAATCCTAGATACTTTCCTGTTTTGTTTTCTCTGACAGCCAAGTGAACACTACGACCAACTGGCCGGATATTTATATGTGATGAAGTAATCGCAAGTAATGTTTCCCAAGTTTCGGTTGAGATTTCGCACACCTCGATTTCCATATCATTCGGATGCATGGAGAAATCGGAGAATAATTCATCTTCAGGAGGAAATAAGAAAGAACCTAGTTCAGCCAAAGAATTAAGTTTTTGGTCACGCATGTATTCATCAATGCGCTCAAAGTTACCAAAGTAATCTTGAAACGCTTTAGCGCAATGAATTGCATCTTCTTTAGACAACATCATATTTTAAATCCATCAAATGATTTCTTTTTCAATTCACGTTCACCAAAAGTGTTGATTGGTTTATCTTGACCTGCATCAGCCAGTCCATCTTGACCAGATTGTTCTACATCATACAAGCGCATTTTACTTCTGTCAACACCAAGAGTGAATCTCTTGTAATATGTAGGATCATTGTATCTATTCTTTAATTGCTTGACCATAATCTGGCCAAGTTCTTCCAGTTCTTCGGAAGAAATCAAGGCAAACATTAGGTCAGCAGTTGCAGGCAGACCAAAAGATTCACTTGTGTCTTCGAGACCAGGATCAGATGATGTAAAACCACTACGAGTTGTTTGTGTTGCACTTACAATTGGAACATTAAATTCAACCGCAAGGCCTCTAAGTTCTTCTGTAATCGATTTAACATAGGTATACGAATTAATATTAGAACCAGGTTTAATACGAGAAGAACAACAGATATTAAGATAATCGATAAAAATAATATCAGGAGTAAAAGACTTTTTAAGATTGAGTTCGTTTAGCAATGTCCTGAAATGAGTTGCAGATGCCGATGCAGTTGGATACTCTTTAATAATTAGTTTACCGGTTGTTTTAGATTTAACTTTTGCAACTTTCTTATCATACATTTCTTTAGACAAATCTGTCAAATCATCTAGTGACACATTCAAAAGATTGGCATCAATACGTTCTGCTATCTTTTCTTCTGCCATCTCCATCGTGATATACAATACGTTACGGCCTTGTGACATAGCACCAGCGGCAACATGACACATAAACAAAGACTTACCGACACCAGTACCAGCCAAAGCAATATTAAGGGTTTTTGCTGGGAGGCCACCTTTTGTGATTTTGTTGAAGTAGTCGAGGTCGAATGGAATTCGTTCTTCTTTTCGGTGATAGAATTCATATCGTTCATCGGAATTCTCAAGATAATCGTGTCCAACAGATGTATCAAAGGTTACTCCCAAGGCGTCCGATAGTATTTTGGGAATCTGACCCTTATCGTGCGTCTTGTCCTTTCCATCGAGTATAGAAATAGACCCCAATACTGCGTTGTATATTGCTTTTTCCTGGCAGAATTTTTCTGTTTTGTCAACAAGCCATTGAATTTGCGATTGCTCTGACTTAGTTTTCTCAATTTCTTGGAGATATTCTTCGCACTTCTCCACTTCTGCATCTGTGATATTGCGTAGGTCTTTGATGGCCAGACCAAGTGCTTCAATCGACGGTGGTACATTGTAACTGCTTGTGAACGATGTAATTTCATTGTAAATTGCTTTCTCTGTTCTGTCTGAAAAGTATTCTTCTTTTAAAAACGGAAGGACTTTCCTAAGGTAATCTTCCGAGTAAATCAGGTGTTTCAGTATCGTTGTCTCTAGTTTCATCAATTATTTCCTCATCTATATTGGCAGACATAAGTTCTACCAACAAATCGCCTGCATATTGTTTGAAATCCGAGTCTTTCTCCAAGAGTTTCGGCTTCATCACAGGACATTCTAACACATAATAAGCAAAAAGTAAATGGGGCCCATCGGCATACTCTTTAAAAGATACCTTACCATATTTGAATAAGGTATCCTTGTAGTCTCCAGTTAGAATTTTTATATGTGCCGTTTCTTTATCATCTTTAGGATAAATGAAACAGTAATCTATTCCTTCAATCATTCAGATTCTTGCATAATGTCACCTGAAGTAACACTATACTTCTCCTCAACAAATTTCATAAATGTTGGATCTTCCAAGATAGAAGTCCAAAAATCTTTTGTGTCGGTATCTTTGATTCGGTATTTTTTATCTTCAACTTCACCGGTTTCAATATTAACCTTAGAATACCAACCATTGGTAGGTTTCACTACATGTTTTGATTCAAGGGCAATGTCAAGTAAGCCAGACCACTTGCTGATACCGCCATCAAAAGATACAGAAACAGGTATTTTAGATTTTTCTTTAACATAACGTGATTTTTCTACATTGATAATAAAATTGTAACCGACAATTTCGGTGCCTTCTTTTTCTTGTTGGCGACCAAGAATGAAAATATTATCGGCAGAATAATAAGAACCTGTACCACCACCTACAATGTCTTTAGGAAACATTCCGATTTCTTTGTAAGTGTGATTGACAACAACCATTGGAATATCTTTTAGGGATAGATGTGGTGTGACCATGCGAAACAAAGATTTAACTTGTTTAGCACGGCTCATATCGGCCACAGATTTTCCATCCAACGCATCTTCAACTTCTTTCTTAGAAGCAAGATTACCAATCGAATCGATAACGATGATAAGATGTTCACCACGTTCCAATTCGGTCAGTTGTTTCATTATGTCGAATTTGAGTTGCTCAATATCCGTAAGAGGAGTATGGAGCACCCGGTCTGTGTCAATACCAAAAGAATCAAAATAAGACTGCGGAGTACCAAACTCCGAATCATAGAATAGTAAAGCTGCATCTTCGTATTTGTCCATGTAAGATTTTGCCATCAATAAACTGAATGCTGTCTTAAAGTGTTTTGATGGACCTGCCCACATTGTAAGACCGGGAGTTAAACCTCCGTCGAGTTTTCCTGATAGTGCAACATTGATAATTGGCACCGCAGTTGCAATCATATCCTTGTTTGTAAAGAATTTTGATTTGGAAAGGATAGCAGAATCTTTAATGCTGCTGTTCTTTTTGATTTTATCTAATATACTCATATTGTTCCTTAATTAAAAAAGTCATCTAGTGTCGTTTGTTTCTCTGTTGACCATCCCATGCAATCCAAGATAATCTTAATTGGTTCCAAGAAAGTCTTTTCGAATTGTGTATTGTAATCGATATATTTTGAAATGTCAAATTCTTTCGGCAATCTTGTTGGGTAAGATATAACCGTGTCTTTGAATGGGTTTGGCATAATCAAATATGAAAACTTAATCTTCTCACCTTCTTGAATCAAAGGATACTTCTTAGTCAACTTCATTTCTTTGAGATAATGGTTGTAAAGAATTGCACCTTTGACATGAATTGGTGTGCCAGATTTGTATAAACTATTACTATCGGAGTATTTACTTAGGCCATTTAATCCGCGAGGGAATGAAATGTCTTCAGGTGGTAATCCAGTAAAGTGCTTTCTAAAATCTGCAATAAACTTATGCATGTCCAATTCTGTACCTGAAATCATAATCTGAATAGATTCTTTCATCTTTGACCTCACGGCCGCAGGCGTGGAAGACTTAATCATTTCAAGACCCATGACCTTCAAGTCAGGATCATTGTAACGAACACCTTCATTATCATACACATTCATAATGTAACGCTTCTTGGCAGTCCAGATACCTTTGTCTGCAAGAGCTTCACGTTTCATCTGCATCTTTTGTGCATATCCATGAACATATTCGGCCAATTCATTGAATGACTTATCAATGTACGGTTGAATTTTATCTTCACAAACTTTATCCATGAAATCAATAACTTTGGTCTTTGGCATAGAAACTACACCATCAACACCATAGACTTTATTGACCAATGGTCCAAGTTTCAAGTAAATCGAATCTGTGTCGGATGCAATAACATAATCACTATCTTCTGTTGACAGAATCTTGTTCATGTATTCGTTGATTTTATTTTCAATCCATCGAATGGATAACTGACCAGCGGTAGTAACACCCAAAGCCATACGCAAGTCATAAAACCTAAAATACTGAGAACCAAGAGCACCATAAGCAGAGTTAAGTGAAACTTTCTTCGCCAATTGTAGATTATTAAATCGTGCAATTCGTTTTTCGATTTCATATTTTTTGGAATCATCTTTTTCATTTTCATAATCCTGTTTGGATTGCAACATCATGTTCTTGAATTTTTTGCGGTCTTGATACATTTCATCCATCATCTTTGGCAAGAAACCTTGAATGTCTGTACGAAAGAATTGACCATTTGGTGTGATAGTTACACCAGACAATTTAGATAAGTCAATTTTACGATGCAACATCTTTTCAACATCAACACCTTGAGAAAGAACCTGACGCATATCTTCTGTGTAGTCTTCCGGTTCAATCAAAGTTTCTGGTGAAATATTGTACTGCATCATCAAGTGTGGATACAGAGAATTCAAGTCAAATGATGCAACCCAATCATGAGCACCAACTTGAACTTCTTTAACATATGCACCGGCAAACATTCCATCTTTGTCGTGTGATTCTTTTGGCGGAACAATAATGTTGTCTTGCATCAATCTGTTATAAGTGAGTGCATCCCACATGCGAGTCTGTGCAAAGATGTCCTCATAATTACATTTCGTATCATACGCAAGAGTTAATCCTAGTTCCAATAGTTTCAACTTTTCTTCAAGTCTGATAATCAGTTCAACGTCTTTAATGTTGTACTCAATAAATTTTTGATAATTCAACCGATATAATTCATGCAAGTTATCATATTCATCATATGACAGTTTAGTTTCACCAATCTCAGCTGAAGCAATTGCGTCCAAACGATAAGACTCCTGTGATTTACCATCAGGAGCATACCATTTGTATAGTTCAATATAGTCAAGTGAAGAAACACCCATAATATCATATGCAGTCATGGGACGGCCATTGATAATAGTCTTGCGTTCACCAATGTATTTCCATGGCGACAGTAGTTTAGTTTCTTCTTCACCAACGATTTTGCGGAAACGATTAATCAAATATGGAATATCAAAAAACTTTGTATTCCATCCAGTCAAAACATCAGGACAGTTATTAGTCCAATGTTTTAAGAATCTTTTACACAAAGTCCATTCATCTTTACATTTAACGTATACTTCATTGCCTTGTACAACATAGTCACCGCAACCAAATACTAATGTAAGTCCATTGATATATTTCAAACAGATTGCTGTGATAGGTTCATTTGCAAGATAAGGATCAGGGAAACCATTCTCAGAACCAACCTCAATATCGACTACGCCAATAACGACCTTATCTTGATCCCAATCGACCATACCTGGATGTTGTTCACCGATAAAGGCATACTCATAACGATTGTTTCCATAGATTTTTGGCGCACCGACAACATCTTTGAAACCCTTGATATATTCACGAGCTTCATTAATGTCATCGAAACGCTTGCGGTCTAGAGTTTTACCATCAAGTGTTTTATACTTGCCAGCTTTACTTCGAATATAGAGTGATGGTGAATAGTCAACTCTTTGTTTGACCCTTTTACCATCAATAACGCCTCGGTACAAAATACTGTTACCGAAGCATTGTACATTTGTATAAAATCTCATTAAATGATTAGTTGTTTTGTTGGTGGAAGAACAATACCTGCACCAAATATTTGTTTATAGTTAGTGATGAAATCTTCAGCCGGAGTGTAATGATATACTACATGTTTTTTATGTAAAGAAATTATACTTCCTTTTACTTGTGGTGCATGAATAGGGAAAGGTGCGAATCCAACATTAGGTTGTCCATTTTGGCCACGAACAACTGCAATACCAACTGGATTTTCTATAATCCATTCTGTTTCTGTGGATGATTGCACTTCTCCAAGAACTTCTTCACCTGTGATTAGTTTTAAAACAATTATGTCCATTATATGTCCTTTATAAATAATAGCTGATTTGATTCAATAGTATACTATTATTTGTAAGCTTTGTCAACATTTTATTGGTATACTTATGGCTACATTTTGGTCAATTGCAATCGTTTCTGCTGGGATTATTACACCTAATATTCAATACGTTGGGAATTTCCAAAATGAAACTCTTTGCCAAAAAGCTGTGGAAGTTTTAAAAGTACAACAATTTCCACAACAGTTAAAAACAATATGTGTTGAATATCCTGTGCCGCCGGAATTGCCGCCACCAGCACCACCAAAACCACCATCACAATCACTTAGTTCCAAGGATGCAAAGAAATGATTGATCCTTTTACCGCCTTTGCGATAGCACAAGGCGCTGTTGCTGGCATTAAAAAAGCAGTCGCATTAGGTAAAGACATTAATGGACTAATACATGAATTTAGTTCATTCTACAAAGCTGCTGATGAAGTTCATAATGCCAGTACCAAATTAAAAGTACAAAGTATAAGAATGAGTGATGCTCAGATTGGAGCACAAGCTTTAGAAATGGCCATGCACTCTAGAGCTTTAAAACAGCATGAGAAAGAATTAAAGGATATTTTGTTTTGGTCCGGTAATGCTGATGTCTATTACGAAATGCAAGCTGAGCGTAAACGCATGATGGAAGAACGTCAATCAGAAGATAAACGGATAGAAGAACAAAAACAAAAAGACCGTGAAGCTAAAGTGAGAGCCATGATGGCCACACTATGGTGTATGGGTTCTCTTTGTATTATTATACCATTGTGTACAATTTTATTTCAACTGATAACTGTTAAACATCTTTAACATAATCGAACATTTTAGTTTTGAAACCTAATCTGAATTCCTCATCACGCAAGAATACAGCAACATAATCATTCCAAGATTCTGATGTATCCGTAAATGTCTCAAGTAAATGAACCTTCATGTTGTTCTTTCTACCCCATTTCGTTAGAGCAAGGCCTGCATCAGGATAAAATCTAAAACAATCAATTGGATGACAATGATAACCACCTGAGCTAGGTGCATTTAAATAAAATGTGCCGTTTGGTTTTAATACACGCATTATTTCCAAAAAGGTTACCCAAAAGAAACAATCATGTTCAAAACAACTTGAAGAAATTACAACATCAACGGAACCAGTCTCAAAAGGAAGTGTGTAAACATCATCTGGATTGTCGGTATGAATTTGGTCTATACTTCTATAATCAAATCCAACAGAACCAGCTTTATCTTCTAAAGTTTTATCGGAATTAACACCAATTTCTAAAACAAGTGGTTTATAATTCTGATTTCTTGTATAATATTCGGCGTAAGTATCAAAAAACAAACAACCAATTTTTGCTGCTGAAACGTGCATAATGTTCTTTCAATTTATAATGGAGCGGGATGAGAGAATCGAACTCTCGACCGAAGATTGGAAATCTGCTGTTTTACCATTAAACTAATCCCGCGAATTTGGTTGCGGAGGATGGATTTGAACCACCGTTCTCTAGCTTATGAGACTAGCGGGGACGGCCGAACTCCCCTACTCCGCGTTATTATATATGCTCTTTTGGTACGGGTACCCGGACTCGAACCGGGACGCGCAAGGCGGGAGATTTTAAGTCTCCTGTGTCTACCATTCCACCATACCCGCAATCATTTTGAAATACACTAACGGACATAGGTCGTTGGATGCACCCTGCCTAACCGAACCAACTTCGGCAGTGCATTTCAAAATGAGGACTCTTTTGAATCCCCACTGCCATCACAATACTTTGTAACGGTCATCCATAATGGTTTTAAGCATTATAGATTCTGGCGTAAATTCATCGGTTGAACCAGACAGCAATGGTTTTACGATTGCTGGTGAGAAACCAGAAACTAACGCAGTTCCAGACTTGTTAAACTTCACAGGTGCATTACCATATGAAGCATTCAAGTTCCAGAATACAACTTTTGGCACATTGTATCCAGCAATTTTGTAAGAGCGTTCAATTGCTTGAAGTGCTCCATCATCATACTGTACACAAACGTCAAATTGCATATCTGACAGAATCAACACCATCGCTGGCATTTCTTCTTGTGGAACATTACCTTCGACAGCAACATCCAAGATTTTCTTGAATGCAGCCACCAAATTTGTGTTCATTCCCCAATCAGATTGAACCATTTGGTTAATCTTTTGGTTAATGTTACCTTTCAAATTCAACAGTTCTGGTTTACCAGAGAAAGTCAAAAATGTATCTTTGAATTTACCTGTGTTTTTATCAGCTAGGTATAGACCTAGTGACACAGATACTTCCAAACAAGTCAAAGTAGACTTCGAATCACGACCACCTGCTGGGCAGGTCATAGAACCAGAAACATCCACCAAAGGCAGAATGTTTGCATCACCAACATAGTTAGGCAAAGCCTCCCATTGTTTTTGAATCAAGTCCAATTCAGTCTTGTCAAAATTAGCAGCATAAGTTCCAATGCGACCTTTCAGTACGTCATAAGGATACACAGCGCCTGCATTTACTTTGACTTCAGGATTGTCTCCTTTAACCAAAGCTTCAACATAGGCTTTATATGTTTCGGTGTTGCGGTTGAACGCTTTCTTGTAACGGCTAGCCGCAACAGAAGGAACATGAGAGAAATTAATTCCATCCCAGTTTTTGGCACACATGTCCTGTTCAACAACCTTGGTCATTTCGACCAGGGATTTACGGTAGAATTTTGGTGACATTCCGAAGAACGCACGAATTTCAGCCGCAATCTTTCCTTGGCGAGGAGTCCACTTTGCAGCAAGACCATTTTTTTCACGCAACGCATCACCCAACATAGTGTATGCTACTTTCTTCAAAGCGGATGTTTCGAAGACAAACAAGTCATCCCAACGACCAAGTTCAGGAACTTTGGCCAACATTGCTTTAGCAGCTTCAGGATCATTCTTTTCTAGGTGAACAAGAATGTCACGGAACAATTGACGTTCGCCGGCACCGCCACGGACATCACGAGCCCATGCGGCTACACGAAGTGCCAATGCCTTATCTTCCACGAATGCGGCGGTGAAGGCTGGAATCACGTTTTTACCGCGTGATGCACCAATGTTATAGAACAGGTCAACTACTGCATTAGCAGTTGATTTACGAGCCTTCATACCGTTTGTGGTACGGGCTTCTTGATTAACTACGGCATCTACAAATGTTGTCATAATAATTTCCTTTCAAAACAACAGATTGAACATCATCAGAGGAAATTACGCCCCTCTCCAGATTCGGGAGTTTTTGGTTGACCCGTAGGTCTTAGCAATTTAGTAGGTTGCTGAACTCAATCTAAAAAATAACAGGATAGTTTTCTACTTTTTCTTTCAAGTGAGAATTCGAAACTCACATGGGTTCAAGATATAAGGGTTTTATTGCCTTATACTTGCTCGAACCATCCTTTTAAAGATGAATGTTGCTGTACCTATCCTAAAAATCTAACAATGAACGTATTCTATCAAAATAAGTGTAATTTGTCAAGCCCTTTTAAAAAATATACCGTTTTGGTCTCTCCGAAGGGTATCGAACCCCCATTTGCTCGTTAGGAGTGAGCTGTATTATCCATTATACTACAGAGAGATGGTACCCCCGCTCGGAGTTGAACCGAGAGGATTCTTCCTTTTGAGAGAAGCGACTTTGCCAATTTGTCCACGGGGGCATGAATTTGAACGACCTCTACGTTGGGATTCTTACCCCAGTGTTTCTCAACCAGTCCATTAGCTGACGCAGTATATCACTGCAAAGATGACCGAGGTCGCAGGATCATCTACTACTTACTTTGTGGCTCTTGCTTTCCACTTGATTCTGGTACCAGCGGTGAGACTCGAACTCACTCAAGAACGCTAATCTGGCGCTAAAAGGTGTATAAGGCCTCTCTGACTACCCAGTCTCGCTGGCATATTGGTGCAACCTAGAGGAATCGAACCTCTTTCCATGGTTCTTCAGACCACCGCTATGACCACATCAGCTAAAGTTGCAAAATTTGGTGCTCTTAACAAGAATTGAACTTGTGTTTCATCCTTACCAAGGACGTGTAATGCCATTATACTATAAGAGCAAGTTGTTGACAATTTATCTCATTGTACGCCGTCAACAAAGGCGATATTTGGTACCTTGTGACGGGATTGAACCGCCGACCTTCTCCGTGTAAAAGAGTTACTCTACCGCTGAGTTAACAAGGCAAATTTACTTTGGGTTGACTAATGGGAGACGAGCCCATTCTATCACTTTCACAGAGTGAGGTGCTAAACCGTTACACTATAGTCAACCCAAAGTAAACTTTGGAGCGGGTAGAGAGAATCGAACTCTCAACTAAACCTTGGCAAGGTCTTGTGTTACCACTAGCACCATACCCGCATATTTTTTAAGCTACTAAACGCTTTTTCTTTGCTTCTTCTACAACTGATTCAAACAAATTCATATCTGCTCGAACCTTTTGTGAATCTGTTTCTACATCAGGATTGTAGTCTTTGAAATTATCTCCGTGACCAATTAAGATGTGACATTCTTTTTCTGGATCCATACAAAGAGTAATCAGATTATTCATATCTAATTCTAATTGTGGAAAAAGATGAAAAGGATGTTTGTGATGTACATTCAATTTTTTTGTTGAACCACAAGCTTCACAAACAGGATGAAATTTCAAATGAAGTTTTTGCACACCTGGCCATTTTGGACTTCTTGCCATGCCATGGCCAACGTGTGCATCTCTATCTTCTGTTTTAGCTAAATTTGGTTTTTTTGCCATTATAATCTCCTAGGGTTTAAATCCTTATGTAGGAAATTACAAGGCTTCTATCAACTCTTGTTCAGCCAAAATACGTTTCAACCTATCTGCACAGAAACTTGCTGCAGGTGCATCAGGTTTAACCATTGGTGTCACATTACATGTACCTTTGATATAACCAATCGCTTGCTGCACAACACAAGAACTTCCGTGTTCAACTGATTTGTTCAAGTCCAAATGAACTTCAACGTGACGGTCTTCAAGTACATCAGACATTGCTTGGAACAATTCTGAAACTTTATAAACTTCTGTCATCAGACGCATAGCAGGTTTGCTTTTCTTGTGGTCGTAATCTAATTCACGGTTTACGAAACCAAAGATTTTACAACCGTGGCGGCCATCAATATGAACAACAACAGCTAATGCGTAATCTGCATACCATACGCCATCAACACGCAATCTTTCTGAATCTGCACCAAGATAGATTTTAGTATCTGGTCCTTGATCCACAATGAATTGCTTCACTTTTTCAATATCAAAATCTTTCATATTACACCACCTTTTTTAATTGGCATCCCGAGAAGGAGTTGAACCCTCAACCTTCGGCTTTGGAGGCCGCTGCTCTGCCAATTGAGCTACCGAGATATTTACTATTTAACATTCCTAAAATTGGCCGGTCCTGAGAGAATCGAACTCCCACTCCTAAGTTCGTAGCCTAGTGTAATATCCATTTTACTAAGGACCGAAATTGGTGGTCATAAGTGGTACCGAGCCACTCTCGTCGGCTTATGAGACCGCTACGCATCCGTCTACGTCATATGACCTAAAAACAACAGAGTAGTTTTTTGCTTTTTTTCCATAAAAGTTTTTTGATTGCTGAACCTACTCTAAAATTGGCTCCGGTCCCAGGATTCGAACCTGGCTTCAAGGATTAACAGTCCTCTGCCCACACCTAGTTTGCTTCACCGGAATAAAAATACAACAGGATGCTTTTTTACGGTTTGAATTAAAAGTTCAATGTATAAAATTTGCTGAACGCATCCTAAAAATTGGTCTCGGTAGAAGGAATCGAACCTTCGCTCCATGGTCCCAAACCATGAGTGATACCATTTCACCATACCGAGAAAACTGGAGCAGACACTACGGTTTCCGCGTAGATAAAAGGTGGACCCTTCTATTGTTAAAAAACGTCTGCATAAAAATTGGTGGAGATGCCGGGACTCGAACCACGGACAAGAACTTTTACAGAGTTATAGCTAGTTGATTGCAGAACTTATTCTTGTCAGAATAATTTTTTTGCTTTGCTATGCTACCATTACATCACATCTCCAAAAATTGGTGCCCCAGTAAGGAATCGAACCTTCTTCTAATGCTTACAAGGCAATTGTAATACCAATATACTACAAGGGCAAAAACTTGGTGGACCGTAAGAGAATCGAACTCTTAATTTCTGGTTGCAAACCAGATGTGTTACCATTAGCACTAACAGCCCATAAATTGGTGGAAGCGGTTGGATTTGAACCAACGTGCTTTTTAGGGAACAGATTTACAGTCTGTCGGTTTCAGCCACTCACCCACACTTCCATATCTTGGTTCCCAGAGCAAGAATCGAACTTGCGAAGACCGGTTATCAGCCGATTATTATGCCATTTAATTATCCGGGAATAAACTTGGCGACTCGTGGGAGAATCGAACT